CACTGGCACAATTGGCACTGTGCTTACTGCTGGCGCAAATGGATCACGGATTGACTCTATTGATGTGCAGGCAACTGCAACCGTCACAGCAGGCATGATTCGGCTGTTTATCCATAACGGCACAAGCGCATTTTTGTTCGCAGAAGTGCCAGTATCGGCTGCTACACCTAGCGGTACAGCACCTGCTTACAGCGCACAGTTTACGCCAAACACAACAGCGGTTCTGCCGATTGTTATCCCAACAGGCTACTCACTGAGAGCGTCTACAAACAACGCTGAGTCGTTTAACATCATTGCATTCGGAGGTGACTTCTGATGAACAAAGGTACTTTTGGTTACCCGATCCCCCCAAATGCGCCGACTAGGATTGCACCAGGCCGCTGGAGAAATTACAAAATTATCACTACCACAACCTCAACTGAGACTGTTCCCTTTGGTGTGTACCAAATGGGTGTCGCTGTCTGGGGCGGCGGTGGCGGTGCAGCACCTAACGCTAGTTCTGGCGGCGGTGGCGGCGGTTTTGCTTATGGTGTTGTTGATGTAATACCAGGCCAAATACTACCAACAATAACCGTTGGTGCAGCAGGTGCAAGAGCCACTCCTGGCGGGGCTGGCGGTACATCTTCATTCGGTACGCTTTTAACTGCTACTGGCGGCGGTGGCGGCGTTGTGCCTAGTTTCCCAAGCACTTCAGCAGGCGGGGCAGGCGGCACAGGAACTGCGGCTGGAACATTGCGTAATGTCATGACTGCTACAGGTGGTGCTGGTGGAATTGGTGGAATGAATTCTGACACAGGCCAAGGAACTCCAGGAGGTGGCGGAGGTAGCGGTTCTCCATATGGTACTGGCGGTGCTGGCGGGAATGGCATTAGTGGGTCTAGTGGTCAAACATCAAATAGAATTCCAGGAGGCGGTGGTTGGGGAGGTGCTGGTGGTTCACCTGTTACAAACCAGCAAGGGGGAGCCGGTGGTGGCGGTATTTTTGCTGGCGGTGATGGAAATACTATTAACAGTCACGGTGCTGGTGGCGGTGGCTCTGCAAGCCGAGGACAACAAGCACCGGCGTCAAACGTGGGAGGCGATGGCGGGACAGGTATTTCTGCAAGCAGCAATGCTGGGTATCAGCTAGCGGTAGGAGGAACAAGTAATGGAGACACAATCGAAACAACAAGTTATAGAATTAACTCCTCTAAAGGTTCATCACTTGCCTCTGGTGCGTCAGCGTCCCTTATGGCAACAGATGGTACAGGTGTCGCAGGAATTTTAGATATTTTAAATAGAAATTTAGATGGCGGCGGGGGCGGGGGTAGTACAGGCGGTGATGGTACACGTTTCCAAGCTATAAGAGCTGGCTGCGGAGGACCTGGCGGTGGCGGGGGTGGTTCAACGCTTGGTGATGGTGGAGTAGGTGGCATCGGTGGTGGAGGCGGTGGAAGCGGATATTACGGTCCAGGCGGTGGAGGTGGGCTTTTTGGAGGAATGGGCGGCTCTATAAGCGGAACAACTGGCGGCCAAGGGGGGCTTGGCGGCGGCGGTGGAGCTTGGGGCGGTAGTTCGGGCACAGCTTCTATGGGCGGTGCTGGCTGTGTCGTATTGTTTTGGTCTGAGGGGTACTAATTATGAAAAAAGCATGGATCGAAAACAGCGTGATACGCGACATTGCACAAGGCAATCCGGCTGAAATTTACCATCCTGATATTGCAGCGTTTTATAGTGTTGACGTACCTGACGATGCCGAAAACGGTGACGGCTGGGTAAATAAAAAACTTGTAAAGCGCGTAATTCCAGATGTCGTTGAGCCAGAACCAGCAGCAAGAACATGGTCTGTATCTGATATCAGAGCAGGCTTAACGCTGTCAGAAAAAGTGAAGTGGGATAACGACTCAGCACCAGAGGTCAAGACTGTTAAAACAGAAATGGCATCATCCAAAGAGCTTGCTGATGTGACTGAGCTGTTAACATTCTTGGTTGATGCAACTGTAATCTCGCAGGCATCAATGAATAAAATCCTGCAATAAAAGCCAGCAGCGAGGGTAGATCATGGACTTAAACGATCAGCAGTTACTCAGAACCATCGTGCGCGAGGAAATGAAATCCGCACTCAAAGAGATTGGTCTACACGATGACGATGCTGGCGATGATGTCCGTGATCTACGCTCCCTGATAACTGATTGGCGCGGCATAAAGAAAACCATATGGCAAACCATAGCAAGGGCTGGCACAGTGTTTGTGCTTGGCCTGCTGATGCTTGGTGCTTGGTCTAAGATAAACGGCGGTGGTGGTAGCCCTGAATGATTGATCCGGTCTCCGCTTTAGCCATAGCGACATCTGCGTACAAAGTCCTTAAAAAGGGCATTGAGATGGGTCGTGAGCTAGAGGATATGGGCGGTCAATTGGGAACCTGGTTCTCTGCCGTAAGTGACGTAAAATCTGCTGAAGAGGAAGCAAAAGACCCGCCACTGTTTAAAAAGCTTTTAAGTAAAAACTCAGTTGAGCAGGAGGCTATGCAAGCACTCTTAGCTCGTAAAAAGATCGAGCAGCAAGAACGTGAACTTCGGGAACTGATAGTCTATAAGTGGGGAACTGACGCTTACGTTGATATGCTTAGAGATCGGGCAAGAATCAAAGACACTCGCGCAAAGGCTATTCAGAACCAACGGCGCAAGATGCGTAAACTTATTGCTAACGTGTTAACTATCGGTGCAATTCTTACGCTGGTCGGCATCATAGTCGCATTTATCATTGGCATAATTTCAAACATAGGGTAATCATCATGATGACATTGGTATCAACACTTTTAGGGTTTGCAAGCGGAGGACTCCCAAAAGTGCTGGATTTCGTCCAAGACCGTGGCGATAAAAAGCATGAGCTGGCGCTGATGGCCGCACAGCGTGAGCGTGAGCTGGCACTGGCAAAAGAAGGCTTTGTTGCACAGGCTGCGGTTGAAGAAATCAAAACGGAACAAATTGCAATGCAAACACAGGCGCAGGAAAAACTTGCGATGTGGAAACATGATATGAAGATAGGAGAAGGAGCCAGCACTTGGGTGATAAACCTCAGGGCTTCTGTCAGACCAGTGGTCACATATCTATTTGTTGGCCTGCTGATTGTCGTTGATGTGGCTGGCATTTGGTACGCCTACTCAACTGGTGTTGCGTTTGCTGACGCGATGAACATGGTTTTCAGTGATGATGAAATGAGCATCCTGGCTGCAATAATTGCATTCTGGTTTGGCTCGCAAGCGTTTAACAAAAAATGAACATATCCGAGGCCGGCATCCAGTTGATCAAATCCTTTGAGGGCTGCCACAACCAGCCCTACAAATGCCCAGCGTCACTTTGGACGATTGGTTTTGGAAGAGTACTCTACCCAGATCAGGCGCGGCTTAAAACGGACGAGAGAGCCAGCTATCCACTACGCAGCGAACATAACAGGCTTTGGAATGCTGACGAAATTGATGCGTTACTTGAGGCAGATTTACTACGGTTTTCGGCTGGCGTATTACGATTATGTCCTTCTAGTGCTGATAATCAGTGCCATCTGGATGCGCTGGTCAGCTTTGCGTTCAATGTGGGGCTAGGCAACCTTCAGTCAAGTACCCTGAGACAACGATATAATCGTGCCGACTACGATGGCGCAGCAGATGAGTTCCTTAAATGGACTAAAGCTGGCGGCAAGGTCTTGAACGGTTTGGTCAGACGCAGAGAAGCCGAACGAGCCTTATTCCTGTCCGGCGGCTAATCTGTCCAGTATCTCCTGCACCTGCTGCTGGGCTTTATCAGCCCTTTGCTGCAACGATAGCTCTTGGTCGCTACATAGTACTGCTATTGAGCCAGAATCGTCTGGAGCGCAGCACAGGACGCTTCCAGAGGGGTAATAAACGAACTTCATTGCTTTGGCCTCGGACGCTTCTTGTGAAACATGATATTGTCCTCATTATAGAACCCAGCAGGCCAGTTGTTCGTCCCATCTACCGGCTTTGACTCACCAGGCTTACGCACATCAATCTTGTTACCTGCTGACAGATAAGCCTTGATGTCGTTCTCAAGAATCTCACGGGCTAATTTATTCTCTTTCTGATATCGCATCATGTTTCATTTGCTCCAGTATCACGATCAGTTCCGCTTGATTAGGTTTTGGGCAATTACCCTCTGGCATTACTATATAACCTTTTCTGACCTGCCGGTGATTGATTGGGCAATAGCCTCGCGCATTATTGTTCTCCAAGCGGTACGCTGGGCAGTCGCTGCACGTTTTCATTTTCAATCAATCTCCGTTTTAATATTGTGATTTCCGTTCG